TGGCTCATGGCTTGGTTCATTACTAGGCTTTGGTGGAAATTGAGGTACTGGCATCCCATGCTTTTCAACATTCTTGGATTTATTTTTTACATCTTTTAATTCTTTGCCATTTAATTTACCACCAGCTCCACCAATTACTTCACCTTGACCATTAATAAGGATATGCTCTCCTTCACCTTCACCACCATTTAAGGTGATCCAATGCTCACTATCATCATTTTTAATAACTAAATGGTCTTGGGATCTTAATAAAGCACAAACTCCTTGAGTATTTCTAGGATGAATAGTTACAAATTGACCTGATTTTTTATTAAGGAATCGCATATTTAATCCTAAGATCCACGAGTTAATTTTTCTTCAGGCATTGCACCTTGAGGTGGTTCATACTCTGATATTAGATCAGGATCTAAATTTAATGAACTTTGGAATAGATCTTCCATTTCATTAATGTTGTCTTGAGCCCATTGAATCAATGTTGCTCTATTCTGTGGATCAATTACTGGTAGAACAGTTCTTAATACTTCAGTAATCGATTTCATCTTAGTATCAGCTACTTTAACCTTTTCACTTGGTGGTTCTTCCATGAGAGAAGCCCATTCAGCTTTAAATGCGTTTTGCCACATATAAAAAGACTGTTCATAGGTTTTATCTTTGTAGATTTCAGGGTATTGGTTCTGAACTGCTTCAAAGAACTCCCTATTCCAAGCTCTATGCTGAACAATCTTATCAAAGAATTTAAATAAACTGTCCATATCATTTCTAATACCATCAATGAATTGAACAATAGCTTTAGCATCTTCTGTACCTTCACCAAATCCTTGTGTCATTGCTTCATCTTTTAGCAGTAATGCAGGAACATCAGAAGCAGCGGCTATGTTTGCAATTATGTTGCTTCTTGCAGTAGTCATAGCAGTATCAGTATTGGTAAGGTTTAAAGCTTCAATGCTTTCATCAATATCAATCGAAAGAACATTACCAGTTTTGCCTTGTTGTAGATAAGTCCTCTTAATGCCTGAAGCCATTTCCATAAGGTTATTAACAATTGATCCAGCTTGTTTTTGTTTAGCAATTAATAAACCTGCTTTAAAAGTAACCAAATCATCAGTAATCATGGATTGAACAAATGATTTTAGAGGGAATAGAGCTCTTAAAAATACAGATCTACCAGTAAAACCAAATGCTGAGGATTGAAAACTAAGGTAAATAGGAGTGTTATTGAACACTACAACAGATCTACTTGGATGATATGGCTGACCAGCCGCTGTACTGTAGGCTAATGGTTTTTGGAAATCAGGTGCATTAGGATTTTGGTTTGTAACAATCGATCCAGCTAAATTTAAAGGATCTAATTGATTAAAGTAAATTTCTTGATCAGCAAGTTTCCAAAGGTCTAATGGTTCAGTAGTTGGAACATTAGGAGATCCAATAACAATTGCACTTGCTCCATAAGCTCTTTTAATGAAACTAACATCACGAATATGATTAGTAGCACCTAATTTATCCCATTCACGCTGAAAAGCATCAACTAGCATATCTTTAGGTTCTGCATCTACATTGATTGATCTAGGTTTGGATAAAGCCATGACAATAGGCTTTTCTACGAGTTTTCCACCTAAAGGATGATATTCCCATAGTGTTTTACATAATTGATAACCAGCATCAGAACCAGGCTCTATATCTCCAGCTGTCAAAATATCAATAAGAGTTCCACCAACTTTTGTTGTAGTAATCGTTATATCTGACATATTTTAATATCCTCTTTTATCTCCTACTCCGATTGCTAAACCATAGCAAAAACAGTCGAGCAGGTCATCTGCCCTTTTGTGGGCATCTTTATCACCTATTCTAAATCCAGTTACTTGAGTAATCAAATGATTTCTTGTTGAACCTTTGAATGATGATACTTTATCAAAAGCATATTGCGATATTTTTAACTTTTCTTGATGATAATGCCCTGAAACTGAAATAGCTCTTTCATCCTTACCTACAGCAGTTAATTTTGAATCAATACTATGAGTATTCCATCCCCTAGTTCTGCCTTGTTGAATTAAGATAGATCCAGTAGCTGTATCCTCAATAAATAAACCAATTGAACCATGCCTTGCCTGTGTTTGTTTAGCAAATTCTTCTAATCTTTGAAAAATAGTAGGAATAAAGCTTTCCAATAATGCTCCATCCACTTGATAAATATCCCAATCAAGGATAATTAAAGGTTGGCCATAAAGCTTATTGATTGCAAAGTAAATTACTCCTGTACCATCATTTTCTTTACCACCTTTGACTGCTGTATCCATGACTGCATAGACACCATCACATTTAACTGGATAGTCTATGGGTTTACCATCCTTGAGCATCTTATCAAGGCTAAAAAAGGCAATTCCTGACCAATCTACGAACTCAGCTAGGTATTCTTGCTGAAATACCAATGGGTTATTTCTTTGTCTTTCTTTTTCAAGTTCCTCAAGGGGTACAAAAGGATTCGTACTGGTTGGCTTATGGAAATTAGTAAATCCCATTGTTTGATCATTACAGATGGAATAAAAGAAGTTCTCAGTATCTACTCCATTAGGTGTACTAAATGCCCATGCTGTACCCTTTGTAGTAAGCATAGTAGGTTTGAGTGATCTTTCCCAAATCTCTTTCATTTGAGGTGTTTTGGTAAATGATGCTTCATCTATTAAGATCAGATCATATTCACGACCACGACCAGCAAGTTCATTATCATTTAATATCCAAAAATCAGCTTTGCCACCATATTTGGATTTAATTGTTCCTTCATTGCGATTTGCTGATGAAATAATGGGAGCTAATATCTCTCGAATATGATCCCAAGGTTCTTGAAGCTGTTTGTATTCAGGTGCGAATATGCCTACTGATTTTCTTTTACATACTCCATCAGTTGCTAGTATCTCTAAAAACTTGGTCTTTCCCCATCTTCTTCCACATCTGACAGCATTAAGCTTTGATTGATTGTTATAAAGATCAATTTGCCCTGTATGGAATGTTGGTGCATAAATATCATGTTTCATTAGGAGTTGGTAAACCACCATGATAGTTAATTTCTACTGTTCCTGAGTTCTCTATTTCTGATCTATCTCTCCAACCAAGAACATTCTTTGCTGTGAAGATAGCAAATGATGGATTAAATGCTCCTGCCATTGATCCTTCAATCAAAATAGATTCCTGATAATCTTTAGCTTTTTTGTATGCGTAAGAAAATCTTGGATGTTTAAGATTTCCATTGGCTAATTTAGCAGTAGCCCAATCATGTAATGTTTCTCTTGTTACCCCAATGTTACAAGCAAATCTAGTTAGTGTAGGGAACTTACAAGGAATGATTTCTATTTTCTTTCCACCATTCTTATCAGGAAGAATATCCATAATGTAAGGTTCAATATCAAAGAACTCTATAATCTTTTCACAATACTCCTCTTTGTAAACAGTAGGTCTACCAGCAGGTAAGCAATCTTCAGGTTTTTTTCTCTTAGTCATAGTATTGATGTTATCACAAGTTATAAGGGTTTGTACCTATCTTTTCTTTGACGAGAAGTAAGAGTTCTTGTTGGGTAAGGTTGTAAGTTCTTTCAAATCTTTTAGTGCCAAGTCCATGAATACCGGTATTTCCTCGATGGTGCTCAAAGCACAAGGGGATAACTGGAGCATTTTTCCTTGGGATGTTACCTGTTCTGACATGATGCAGTTCGCATCCACAATCTGTTGTTTCATATCCAAGTTTTTGACACAATATACATCCAATTCTTGCGACTTTTTCATAGTAATCTTTTCTTTGTTTAGATGTTAATTTTTCTAAAATCATAAGTTTCTTGTTTTTTTACTCTTAAAATTGTTGATTCTGCAACTTTAAAAATATCAGCTAATTTTTTAACAGATAATTTTGATAATCTAATTTCTTTTGCTTGTGCATTTGTTAATTTAGAATTTCCATTATTTTCAGCACCTTGCCAAGTTTTATGATGTCTTTTATCTAAAGCATTATTACTTCTTGTATCCCATCTTAAGTTTTTTAAAGAAGAATCCAATCTGTTTCCATTTAAATGACAAGCTTCCATTCCTACTGGACAAGATCCTACAAAAGATTCAAGAACTAATCGATGAATTAAAAATTGTTTTCTAAAACCTTTAATTGTTAAATTTACGCAAGGATAACCATTTCCATGAATAATTGGTTTTAATAATTTTCCACCATATAATCTTTCCCCATACAATGTACGACCTTTTCTAATTTTTGATTTAACATTTCCTAAATTAGAAACTTCATAAAAATCTTCTAAACCAATTATATTTTTCCAATTTTCCATAATTTTTCCTTATTTGGTGATTACATCATATCAGAATTTTGTATTTTTTGTTTTATATTTCAATTCCTTGATCAATAGCCCATGCCATGATGTATTCAATAAATTCTGTCATTTCATTAACTGTTAAATGAGAAGTATGACGAAAAACAATATCTACCCCTTGGAAGTCAAGTGCTGGTAATATTTCAATTGATTCACCTCTTGCTCTTAACCAACCAGCTGTAAGGAGTCTTTTCCATGTATCTACTGCTCTTAGTTTTCCTGCCCATTCTACCTTGGATGATATTTTTTGGATGAGTGCATGAAGTAATGCATTTTGTTCTAAGGATCTGCTTTTAGGTTTTACCTCAACTACATATCCTTCAGGAGCATTTTTAAGTGCTTGAATTGCATTATTTCTTGCCACATCATTAGCAAGAATAAAAAATTGTTTCATTTAACTTTTTTATGAATGTAAGTGTATTGCCAAATATTTCTCCTACCTCTTGGATGAGGATTAGGGATTTTTTCACGAACTGCAAATTTCATTTTTACCAAATGACATAAAGCCATTGAAATTTCAGTTGCATTTAAATCGCAATTTTTCAAAATATCTGCATAGGTAAAAGGAGTTTGTTGATTAACAAGAAACTCTCTTACCTTTTTTACAGCATTTCCTTTGGGTTCAATTTTTATCTTTTCCATATAAATAATATATCATAATTTATCTATATTCCTAAGAAACATTCCATAATTATTTACTTGATCAGGTATAACAAGATTAGGTTTAAACCTTAATCGATTCTTTTTAAATGCCCTATAGTCTACATGGTGATGCCATCGATTAAATCTCCATACCACCTTAGCAACATCAGGATGCATATTAGCCAACATTTGAGATTTAGGTAAAGTTCCTTCTTTAAAATAAAATTCATCTGAGTTACCACCTTTCATGGTTTGAGTTTGTGCTTTTTCTTGAATAAATGCATTGAATTGAACAGTACACCAACCATCTTTAAGAACCCTTAGGGATAGATCTGTATCTTCGTTATACCTTCCTCTCCACCTATAAGGAATATCATTCCTAATGAGCAAACAAGAGTAAATCCTAGTATTTAAAATAAAAGGAGGATGTTGTTCTTTAGATT